GGACGCGTCGAAGCCGGTGTCCACGCTCCAAGCCGCGGCGGACACTGCGGTTGCCAACGCTGCCGCAGCCGATGCGACGACCAAAGCAAACGCAGCCCAGAGCGCAGCAGAGGCGACGGCGGCAACGGCGCTTTCCACACATTCCGCCGCCACGTCTAGCGTTCACGGGATCACGGCATTCGCGGCAACGATTCTGGACGACGCCAACGCGTCAGCGGTGCGGACAACGCTCGGCCTTGGGACGGCGGCAACTTCGGCAACCGGAGACTTCGCCGCAACGTCACACACCCACACGCTCTCCAACCTCACGCAGAGCGGGGCGACGACTGGACAGATCGCCCAATGGAACGGGACGGCGTGGGTTCCGGCCACGGCATCCGCGAGAAAGGTCGTCGGCTTTTGGGCAGCCACATCAACGACCGTCGTAGCGTCCACGGTGTCGATTCCAGTCGACGACACGATCCCGCAGAACACCGAGGGCGCTGAGTTGATGTCTGTTTCTGTCACCCCAACGAGCGCGTCCAACAAACTGAAGATCACGTTCGACGGCTGGTTCACGGCCAACAGCATACCGACAACGGTCACGTTCGCCGCTTTTGTTGGATCCGGAGCCAACGCTGTCGCCGCTGGTCAGCATATCGTTTCGGCAGCGAACACCCACCAACGGCAATGTTTTGTCTGGTACGTGGACAGCTTCAGCGGAACCCAAACCGTGTCCATTCGCGGCGGGCAGAACGGCGCAAACACTTTCAGATTCTTGGCCCTTGGAGCCGGATTGACGGTCTATTACAGCACGACCGACCCAGCGGTCCTAATCGTCGAGGAGGTAACACCGTGACCATTGAATCTGCATTGGCCGCGCTGCGCCCTGGCGCACGGTGGACAATTCGCGGTGGGTCTTACGACGCCATCGAATGGCTGGACGATTCGACCATTCCAACGCGTGCGGAGGTTGAGGCGAAGATGGCGGAGGCGGAGCCGGAACAAGTCCCTGCCGAGGTCCCCACATGGGCACTCCGCGAGGTCTGCATGATTCGCGGTCACACCACCGCAATCGAGGCCGCGCTGGCGAATCTGTCGGAACCGCAACGAACGATTGCCAACAACCGATGGAGTCACAAGCCGACCATTTCGAGAGCGTCCAGTCTCATATCCGCGATGCAGGCGATCTTGGGATGGTCCTCTGATTACGTCGACGAACTGTTTCTAGAAGCGGGCACGAAATGAAAACCATCCTCCTAATTCTCATGCTGGCATTCACGCCAGCGTTCACCGGCTGCAAAGCCACGCCTCAACAGATCGCATTCAACTCCACGGAGGGCGTCGTCAAGTCCGTCGACATCGCCATGCGCGAATGGTACCGCTGGCTTGTTGCAGAGGAGCGACGCGTTGCCGCTCTGCCACCGATTGACCAAGGCAGCCAGCGCTCCGACCTGATCCGCAAAGACGGTCGAGTGCGTGAGGCTTACGGGCGCTATCAGGCGGCAATGGCTGGCGTAGAGGTTGCCGCCATGAGCGCAGGCCAAATCCCCGTGGACGCGCAGCAGGCTGCATCCGCGCTTCTCAAAATCACCAAGGAACTCCAGAAATGAGCACTGTTATTATCGTTGCCGAGTTGCTGCTTCGCTACGGCCCGGACGTTGCGGAGACCTTTCAGAAGTGGATGACCGGAGGCGCGCAGCCGAAGCCTGAAGACTGGGCGAAGCTGTTCGCGATCACGCGCAAATCCGCCGACGAATACCGGCGCGAGGCTGAGGCTGAGTTGGACCGTAAGCCGTGAACATTGCCGACATGACACGCAGCGCGCTTGCCTCGCTGCGCGGAGACCTAGAGAGCCCAACCTTCACCTGGAAGGGCGCAGAGATCCCGTGCGTCCCGAACTCCCTCGGCGTCGGTTCCATCGTGGAGGCTGGCGGGTTCGAGATGACGGTGACGCTCTCGCTGCACGTCGACCGGCAGGAGTTCTTTTCGGCGGATTCAACGCTGAAGTTCGTGGACTCCGACCTGATGACGATGGACAACGATAGGCCGACGCCAGTCAGCGGGAAAACGCTCGTTTACAAGGGCGCGACCTACCGCATCATCCGCACCACGAAAACCGCGGACGGTGCCTCCATTGGCCTGATTTGCGGGGATCGTAATGCGTGAAGCCAACGATTGATTTCGAGCCGCAGCGGTTCAACGCCGTGATGCGTGATTGGCTTGCGGGGTCTTCCCGCGAGTTCACCAAGGCGATGAATAGCCGCATGTCGTTTTTCCTCATGCGCGCTTTCATCCTCGTCCCGCCTCTGCGAGCGCAGGAGAAGCGGGACAAGATAAAGAGTTACCTCAACCGGCCAATCGGACCGAAGCGAGTGAAGGCGGGTAAGCCGGCGAAGAAAGCCAACCAACTCCAACTGGTTCACCTGATCGTGAACTCAAGCTGGAAGCGCGACAACGACCCAGGCCGAAAAGGGCTTTACGGCGAGAGGATGAGACAAGCCTCGGCATCCATCAGGCGCATGGCCATTGGATCCGTGGGCTACCTAAAATCCGGAATCGCCGTTGCCGTCAAACGCTTCAACGGCCATTTCACGCAGTTTGGCACCGCGCTACAGGAGGCGAAGAGCGGCAGGTTCAAGGGTAAGAAAATCAGCGCCAACTCAGCGTTCACCCAACTGATGCAGCAATACGCACCCGGCGAAGGCGTGGGCAACGTGGCAAAGCACAAAGGCGTCAAAGTGCGGACGATGATGTCGAGCTTTGCCGTTGGCTTGAAGAGTAACGCCGCGATGGTCCTTTCGTTGAAGATCAAAGACGGCGAGCAATCCCGCGTTTCCGCGATCTACTCGCAAGCCTTCATGATTGCCCTCCGTGACGAACGCGTCGAGATGGAGCGTGTAATCGCCGAACGCCTAGAAGCCGCCGCACAGAAAGCAATCGAGCATGCCCGTCGTTGACCTCGAGCAGGAGTGGGCGCGGATCCAATGGATGCCCGACCGCCGACCGATCCCAGATTGGGCAGCGGATAACGTGATGTTGCCGCCAACGCTGACGTTCTCGGGCAAGTTTGATCCTGGAATCTCACGCCAATTCCTCGCCCCGTTCGAGAGCCTGCAAAACGACCGCGTCCGCGAGGTTAACGTCCTAGCCTCGCCGCGCTCGGGGAAGTCCCTGATTGCGGACGTGTACGCACCGCACGCCTTGGCGCGGGATCCCGGCCCGGTCCTGTGGGTCTTCTTCTCCGACGACCAAGCCCGTCTCCATTGCGAGACCCGCCTATGGCCTATCCTGCACTCCTGCGACCCCGTGAAGGCGTTGCTTCCAACCGACCGGCACAAAGACCGCACAACCGAAATCCAGCTCGCAAACGGCTTTCCCGTCCACGTCAAGGGTTGCGCCGTTGGCAACCTTCAGGCCCGGTCCTATCGCGCTGTAATCTGCGACGAGGTGTGGCAATGGCCACAGGGGCGAATTGTCGAAGCCAAAACACGCGTAGGCGACTACCGGAAAACCGACTCGTCCAAATTCCTCTGCATTTCGCAGGGAGGCGTGAAGTCTGGCGAGTGGTGGGCTCAGTACACGGCGGGCGTGATCCACGAGTGGACGGTTCCATGCGACGCCTGCGGGCAGTACCAGACGCCGGTATGGAGCGGGAAGCATGAGGACGGCCGGCGCTTCGGATTGGTCTACGACTGCGACAAGGACGAGACCGGCGCGCCCAAGATTGACCAAGCAAAGGCAACGGCGCGCTACGTGTGCAAATTTTGCGGACACGAACACCGCAACCGGCAACAGACGCAAGCGCGCTGGAATGCCTTGGGCCGATACGAACGGAGCGAGGGCGGGGATGAGGAGGTCCACAGCTACCACTGGAACAACCTTGTCGCCGGCCAATGGGCGCAGATGGTGGAGGCGTGGCTAAAGGCGCGAGTCCAAGCGCGGTCCGGCAACTGGGACCCGATGATCGCCTTTTTCCGCAAAGACCTCGCGGAGTTCGCGGATTCCAACTCTGTCGCCGAGGCGGACAACCCGATGACGCGGATAACGATGGACGCGGACGGGTGGACGGAAGGCGAGTTCCGCATCATGACCATCGACACGCAGATGGGGCACTTTTGGGTTATGATACGGGCGTGGGCGAAGTCCGGGGAATCGCGTCGCATGTTCTGGGGAAAGGTGGAGACGGACCAAGCTCTTGAGGAGTTGCGGGTCAAGTTCAACGTCCCAACGAAGCGCACGATCATCGACTCCGCTTGGCAGAGCCGCACGGTCTACACGTTCGCCTGCAACTACGGGTGGACCTGTTTCCGAGGCGACGACAAGCGCGGATGGTACCACGTCGAGGAAGTCCGCGGGCAGACACCGAAGCGTGTGGAGAAGGCGTGGTCCCGACCATGGCACGGCGAGCCCGACCCGGCCCACTGCAAGATTGCGGGCAGGCGTGCGACCGTCATCAGCGTCAGCGTGCCGGCGACCGCCGACCGATTGCAGGGCATCCGCGACCGTGGGCTATGGGTTGAACCGAAGGTGGAGCCGATGACCAAAGAGGAAAACGAGTACGTCGCGCAGATGGGTTCGATGCTCAAGTTCAAGAAGAAGCCGCAGGACCCGGAGAAATGGCACCAGACGGGCCCGGAGCCGCACGCGTGGGATTGCGCTCGGATGCAGGTAGCCGCGGCGATGATGATTGGCATTGCGTGAGCCGGTCCTAGTTTCGCCTTTCTATGTGGCGTTGAGGAATCCATTACCCGGCATGACCGAGGCCCAGCTTCTGGTCGCTCGGGACGCGTGCCTCGCGGAACTCGTGGCCGGTAGCCAGTTGCAATCCGCGACGGCCGGTGACGTGTCCTCTGCGCGCATCATTACGCACGGCGCAGACGGTCGGCTCCGCAAGATCCTCATCGCCCTGCATTGCCTTGATCCGGACAAGTACGGCATAGAGGACATCGCCCCGTCCCGCTCCGTTGCGATTATGGGAGGGCGCATCTAATGGCAGCGAAGCCGTTCGTTTTCTACGACGCGAGAGGGCGCGTCATGTCCACGCCAGTCTCTGAGGCTGCGCGTGGATCGAAGCAGCGCGCGTCCCATACCGGATTCAATCGCGACGCCGCCGCGCTGTTCCCAGGCATCAGCCGTGAAACGCTCATGTCGCTGGGGCGTTGGCTCTACACTAACTCCTCCCTCGTGGCTGGCGCAGTCAACGAGCAAGCGCAGATCATTTCCGGCGACGTGTCCGCGCAGTTCGCTGGCGAGGACATGGCGTGGGGGGAGGAAGCCGAGTTGTGGATGGACGACCATAACAACCTCTGCGACGTGCGCGGGGTGCTGTATCCGATGGCGACGCTTCACAGCCTTTGGATGTCGCACATCATCCGCGACGGCGACGTGGGCGTCATTCTCACCGAGGGCGCGGGCGGGTATCCGTTCCTTCAAACCATCCCGGCGCATCGCATCCACGGCGACGGTCTCGTGATGTCTGATTCACCCTACGCAGGACGCCAGCTTATCGACGGGGTGATCGTCAACGAGGTGGGCCGACCGCTGGCTTATCGAGTCTACGACGACCGCACGGCCAAATATCAGGACATCAGCAGCACGGACATGTTGCTGCGTTTCATGCCGCGCTATGCCGACCAGTTGCGCGGGCATAGTTCGCTGGCGTGTGCCGTCATGGACTTCCAGGACGTTGACCAGATCCGCCGCTTTGAGCTTATCGCCCAGCAAGTGGCAAGCTCGCTGGCCATCGTCGAGACCAACGAGACCGGCCTACCACCTGACACTGCGGAAACGATGCTGCGCGACGGTGGCGAGTACAATTCCGATACGGACACCGCCTATCACGAGATGCAGGGTGGCACCATCCGCTACTTCAGATCCGGCACCGGCGGCAAGATTGAAGCCCTGAAAGCTGACCGCCCCACGCCAGCGCAACAGCAGTTTGCCGACTCCATCATCCGCCAAGCGTTCGCCGGCATGGGGTGGAGCATTGATTTCTTTCTCGACCCGAGAAGCGTGAACGGCGGGGCCATGCGCGTTCTCGTGGAGCGCATCAACCGCAGCGTCGGAGCCTACCGCAAGCAATGCCTTTTCCCGATGGTAAAAGCCATCGACGCGTGGCGAATTGCCAAGGCCATGAAAGTGGGCTTGCTGCGTTACTCTGACGATTGGTTCCGCTGGCGCTACAATGGAGCCGCCGACCTGACGGCAGACGCGAAGTATTTGGCGCAGGTTCACGAAATGCAGATGGCCCGCGGGCTCCTCTCGCCGCAGATGGCCACGGCTTCGACTGGGCGTGACTGGCAGGTTGTACAGGACGAGTCCATCGGCTGGTGGAAACGCTGGCAGGAGCGATGCAAAACCGAAGGCGTTGACCCGTCCGTCGTCACCGGAGGCGCGCCACCCGTCCAGCAACCCGAACCGCAACCTTTGCCTCCTACCGAAGAATGAAGCACACGCTTTTCAGCATCCGCCCAGAGCACGCCGCCGAGGCTGTCGAAGCGTTGCGCCCAAAGGCAAAGCCGGAGCGCGAGCGCGAGCGCGAGGAAACGCCTTACGCAATGGAGGAGTTCGAGGATGAATCTACAGGCGAGACCAAAGGCGCGGCTGTCATCAGGGCTTCCGGCGTCCTCGCCATGGGGGTTGAGGGATGGTGGGGCACCATTGATTTTGAGGAGTTGCTGGAAGAGTTGGAAGAGGCCGACCGCGACGCGAACGTGGCGGCAATCGTCCTTCATCTAGACACTCCAGGCGGAACCGTGAACGGCACGCCAGAGCACGCCGCACGCGTCGCCGCTCTTACCAAGCCGCTTCTAGTCTGGACCGAGGAACAACTTTGCAGCGCGGGCTACTGGCTCGCCGCGAGCGCTGACGCGATCATGTCCTACCCGTCCGCAATGGTGGGCTCCATCGGCTGCGTCCTCGCGTTCTACGACTACAGCAAGATGCTCGGTGACGCCGGCATCGCGGTGCAGGTCTTTCGCACGGGTGAACTCAAGGCCGCCGGCTATCCCGGCACCAGCCTATCAGAGGCTGAAGCCGCACACTTTCAGAGCCTCGTGGACGGCGTTGGCGTGGACTTCCAGACGTGGGTTCTGGAATACCGACCCGGCATTGACCTCGGGCTTTTCGATGGTCGCGCAGTCAGCGGCAAGCAGGGCTTGGACCTTGGCCTTGTGGACGCGATCCACAACACGCGCCAAGAGGCCATCCAGCAATTCATGGAGGTTTTCGCGTGATCCTTCCAAAGGCCATGTTCGCGCTTCGGGATGCGATCGTCGCGCAGGGCTTCGAGTGGCCAGCGTCGGTGCGCTCCGGCATCAGTCGCGGGCCGATGGACGACGAGAGCGTCGAGCCTGAATCTGTCGCGCCTGACAGCAACCGCCTGCCGTCCATCGTCTGCAACGCCGACAGCGCACGCCAGATTCACGCGCAGGTCGCCACCTTCGAGATTCAATGCGCCGTCACCGTCAGCCATCAGGCGGACGATACGGAGCCGCTGTTGCACCTGACGCAATCGGCGCAGGTTGGTGAGTGGATCCACGGCGACGAATTTGTCGCGGACCTGAACGCGTACACGGGATTTACAGCGTTCGGTCGCGGCATCGTTGACCATCAGTTTTCGCGGGAGGGCAGGCGTTGGGTGACGACCTTCAACTTCACGCTTCACGCAGCACCGTCCGACATCACTTAGACTTTATGGGCTACGCAACACAGGGAGCCGCACCGCTGTTCGGTGCTGGCGCTCCAACCTTCACGCTCAATGACGCCGCCGGGTCGGCAGTGTCCGGCTACATCATGCCGACCGTCACCGGGTACAACATCACGCATAATGTTGGCGCCACGGAAACGAAGGATGAATCGGGCGACATCGATGCCGTCACGTTTCACGGTGAGTACATCGAGTGCGCCTTCACGCTCCTGCCAACCGGAACCAGCAGCTCCAACGCGCTGGCATCCGCACGCATTCCGCAACCCGGCGCAACCATGACGGTTTCGGGTGGTCCAGTAATGGCTGTCGGGTCCTTCTCCGACGCGCTGAACGTTGGCAGCGGATCCCTTCCAGCGACCGCGAAATGGATCTACGCCGGCGGTGGCAGCATCCAGCGATCCAGCGATGGCCACGCCACGCTCAACCTCACCTTCCGCCGTTACCCGCTAATCGTCGGCGGCACCGCTATCACTTCGTAATGAGCCCGGCATGGTCAACGGACATTCCTCCCGTGCGCGTCTTTGGCTTGACGCTGCGCGAGCCGTTGACCATTGCCCACGTCATGCTCCTCGCGGAGGCCGACTCCCCGCTCATCGCAGGTGGCAGCCCAAGCCATGGAGACATCGCGCTAGCCGCTTTCGTCTGCGCGTACCCGGCACACGTCAGCAAGCGCAGGCTGGCGTCCAGGATGGCCGGCCTTGCGTTCCGTCTGTGGTCTAGGTGGATCGACGCAGAACGCGGCAAGGAGGAGGCGGAAGCGTTTGCGGAGTGGTTTAAAGCGCAATGCGACATGCCGCCGAAATGGCGTAGCGAAGGCGGGCGCGTGATGGGAACGCCTTGGTGGCATAGTCGCGTGGCTATCGCCATGGCTGAACTCGGGATGTCATACCACGAAGCGACCACGCTGCCGTGCAAGCTCGTTGGCCAACTCGTGACCGCGATCATGGAGGCGAGAGGCTTGGTTGAGTTGGAGACCGATGAACAGCGGGAGTTTATCCGCTGGGCTATGGCGCAAGCAAAGGAGGCCGCGTGATCTTCCAACTGATGGCTCGCCTTGGGCTGGACTCCACCGACTTCAAGGTGGGGGTCAAACAGGCTGAGAGCGCGTTCGGCGCGTTTTCCAAGCGCGTCGGTGGGATGCTCAAATCCAACATCGGCGGCGGGTTTGCGTCCATCGGTGCGAGCCTCGCGGGAATGTTCACCGTGGGCGCCGCCGTCAACTGGGTAAAGTCCGTGTCCGATGCGGTGGGCGAAATCAAGGACATGGCGGAGCTGCTCGAGATCTCCACAGACGAAGTTCAGCAACTCCAGAAAGCCGCCGCCGGTTCCGGCCAATCGTTCGAGGTTGTGGCCATGGCGATGCAGCGGATTCAGCAGCTTCGCGCCCAGGCGCAGGCCGGGGACAAAGGCGCGTCAGGGTTGTTTGCCATCCTTGGGATTGACCCGTCGAAGGGCTCCGCATCCGACATCATCAAGCAGGCCCTGGCGGCAAGTTCTCGCGGAGTCGGCGAGAATGCCGCGGCTTTCGAGTTGCTCGGGAAGAAGGCGGCGAGTCTGCGGATGGTGTTCGATGAGCTTCAGCAACAGGGGCCCATCAAGCTGATTTCAGAGGAGGAGCTAACCCGAATCGACGAGGTTTCAAAGCGTCTCGAAAAGACCCTGCACCTATTCAAGATTGCCAGCGCGCCAGCGGTTGCAAAGACACTGGAAACCGGTGCAACCATGTTCAACATGTTCAATCCAAACCTGAATGAACAAATCCGGGAAATCGGAAGGCGCGGATCGGCGGGTGAGTTTGGTCTGATGAAAGAGGCGGAACTTAAAGCGATGGCAATGATGGGCATCAGCGACGACGATGGTAAGCGATTCGAAGCGCTGGACCTGAACGCTGCTCTTGCAAGGCGCGGCCCCAGAACCTCAACTGTTGACGTTGGGTCAGCCATTTTGCGCTCCGCTATCGCCAACGAGGCTATCCACAAACTCCTGCAAGAACGCACGCAATGAGCACGACGCAGGGCAGTTCTAGCTTTAGTTCACTCGGCTATACGCAAACCGCAAGCCGTCCGGCGTTCAATGAGCGCGACGGGCAGACGTGGCAAGTCGAGTACGAAGGGACGCATTCGGCAATCGCGTCTCTCGCCGCATCGCTTCAATCCGCCGGCGGACGCGTAGCCATCGACAAGCGGGATGGACGCTCCCGCCTCGTGGTCGACTGGGCGAAAGACCCGACGCAGCCCGCGAGCGCAGAGGTGCCATGGGACCGCTGGCGTATGGATGTTGAGGAAGAGCGCGTGAGCCTGTTCAACTCGCCGCTGGCCGTGGCCGAGGCGAACGCATACGTGACCGTTGCCCAATACCGCACCGACATCGAAGAAGCGGCAAAGGGTGGCGATGCCTTCCCGCTGTCCGAAACGGATTACCCGGTTGGGCGCGTCATTTACAACCTCCTAACGCAGGGCGTGGAGACGTGGCCGATTCAACATCCGACGCTTTCACGCACGCGCACATATACGACCGCGTATCCTGGCAGCAAATGGCAGGTCTCGCTTCAGGGCTTCGTTTACACGCGAGCCGCGTTACTGCGCGAATACGGCATTGTTGACCCGCTTGCATCACGGATCCCACTCGACCCATCCGTTGCGCTGCCTGACGGCTTCGTGTGGGGCTGGTATCTGACGGCGCAGAACTTTGAGTACACGGTGGAGCGTGGAGCCATGAAGGTTGTGGAGACCATCAGCTTTCGCCACGGCCGCTATAACGCATACCCGAGTGGCGCGAGCCTGACGGGCGTGAACGTCCTGATAACATGAAGATCCCGGAGAAAGTTCAGACTGGCGGGCTCGATCCAGAATCCCGCAGGACGATCAACGCGGTAATCGACTACCTGCGAGCGTCGGAGCCGCGGGATTCGGCGTCGATTGCCGTGTCGAAGTCAACCAGCGGCACCCATTTGGAAGTGAAACCATCCGCCCGAGGCGGAGACGCAACCCCGCGTTGGGGCTGATAGAAACAAGGAGAACATATGGCAGATGAAATTAGGGTTAGCATGAGTTTGCAGGTCGCCAAAGGCGGCGCAGCAATCGCGACCGGAACTCTTTCCGACGTGATCGACATGACAGGCGCGGACATGGCGACCGTGACGCAGTTGGTATCAACGGCCGCGAACGACATCGAAGCGCTAGACGTTCCTGCGGACGTTGCGGGTGACGTGTATCTTGTTATCAAGCACAACGGCGCAAGCGGAACATTGACGATTTCAAAGGACAACGGAGGGCCGCCCGCTTCTCACGTTCTGTCCAAGCTCACTTCTGGCGAGTCCTGTTTCCTCACTCGCGTTCCATCCGCCACGCTTTACGTGGCCTCCTCTACAGCGGCAACCCCGATTCAATTCTGGATTGCTGAAGTGTGATCTCGTTCCCGCGAGTTCCGGAGGTAGAGCCCGGCGACCCGGTAACGTCCACCCAACTCGCCGGACTCGCTGACGGCATCAATGCACGCCTCGTCTCCGGTCTTGGGGACGGGGCTTGGCGCGTTGCGTACTACTACCTGGCATTGGCGCGCCAATTCCGCGTCCTAGGTCAAACTGACGCCGAGTTCTTCCACTCAATCCAGATGCTGGACGAGCCGCTCAACCTGCCGTTCGCCGGCAGCATCAGCGGCGTTTCCACGTCCAATCCGCTCGGGCTATACGTCTACGGGCAAGGCTCATTCCCTGCCGAGGTGGACGCATACGACGTCCCAATGGCGACGGTGACAGACGCGGAGCAGGCGTGGGAGTTGGCGAAGCAACAGCGTGGCGCGTTCAACCCGTCCACGGAGGAGTGGAGTTCGCCAACATTCGACGCTGCCCGCCACGCGTTCCGGATCGTCTACGCCGGCACGTCGATCTACGGCAACGCGTACGGTGGATTCCAGCCGACGCCTGAGTTTTTGGGCGACTGTCTGGACCCGGACGCTTCGCCGAACTTCGAGATCTATTTCACCAACGTCGAGACGGAGGCAACGCAGGTCTTTGATGGAACCTGCCCAGACGAACCAACCCACATCGCCGGCATATGGCAAACGCCGCTGGCGTTCTGGGTGACGTTGAACGACGGCACCATGTATTACTTCGACCGCGCCAAGTGGGTCGAAGGTCCATATGAATCAGGCGCGGCGTTGCGGAAGACTTACAGCGAACACCTGCCGCGAGTCTTGAACGCATTTGCCGGCGAGTTCCGTGGCGATACGGCACGGGTTGAGGGTGAGAACAAGGGCGGGCCGCGATGGCTTGGAAAGGCGTTCGACATCGCCAGCTTCCTCACGCGACCGTACTACCTCGCTCCCGCCCGCGGGTACACCATCAACGATGAAGTCGTCCCGCAGTACACGCAGGGCTCACGCTCTGGCGCGACGGTGTCCGGCGTCATCGGCTCCCATTTCGCGCAGAGCGGATGCTGGTTCTCGTGCGCCATCGTCCGCGTCACCGGAACCATCGTTCCCGCAACCGTCACGTTCACTTCTGGCGACGTCGTCGTCGGCAAGGCTGTCGTAGGAAGCCAAGAGGGCAGCGCGCTGGCGTTGTTCACGCAGGGCGCCGAGGACATCGAGGTGTCCGTTTCGTCCGTGTCAGGCGCGAGCGTCACGGTGTCCTATGAGCTTGCGGAGACGTTCGCCTATCGCCCAGGCGTTCACGACCTCTGGACGCTGCTACGCCTCGCCGGCGCCAACAGTGTTTCCGACATCGACGGGTCCGGCCGAAGCGTCGCCAACGCGAACGAAATCTGGGAGGCGTACAGCACGTTGGGGGTGATTCCGAAACTCGGAGGAGACAATGAACTGCCGCCGATGGAGGATCGGCAAATCGACACGAACGCGGTCTTCGACAAGTTTCGCAGGCTCTCCCGCGTTGTCCGCTGCCTTCACCCGTCACAGGTCAAAGGCTACGCCGTCGTGGGCGGCAAGTCCGTCCTGTGGGTTGACCCGTTCTATCAATCCATCGTCGGCTTGCCTGAGTGCGACGTGCTGAAAGGCATCCGCGACGAGATCGAGCACGAAGCCCCGCGGCAAGGCTATACGAACGAATGGTGCGCCTTCGCTCGCTTTGCGGCCTACCACCCTTCACCGACCTCCGACTGGTCACAGGAGGGTTATGCCGAGTATTGGTCAACCTCGGACCGCTGCGCGTTCTATGCCTCTTCGTTCACCAGCGGCGAACTCAAGCGGCATTTCAACGCCAACTTCCCAAGCGCTGTAGACGACTTCCTAGCGCCCGAGGGAGCGACCGGCTACCGCTACTCCAAAAACCTGAACACCGCCGCGCCCGTAGATGAGTTCTACAAATCGTGCCGCCTATACGAGCCGCCCCTTGAAATCGACTCCGCGGAGACCGTCACCGTGGACGGCGAAACTCAGGTCAAGATCACGTTCAAGACGCGCTTCCACCATCACGAGACCGCGCCCGCGAGCATAGACCGCGACATTTCCACATGGGACCTTGCCGCGTTGCTGGCGGAGGCGCAGAGCTACCGAACCGACGAGAACGCCATTCGCGAATACCTCGCTTGGAAGGATGACACGTCGCTGAACTGCGAGCGCACAGGGCCTGGGAATGCGGCTAGCGGTTCCGTTGTTCAAGGCCTGCCGGATAACCCCTACGGCACTTGCTTCCCTCACATCTGGTTCGTCCAGTTGCTGCCGAAGCCATACGACGACGGCAACGACACGGCCAATAAGTCTGACACGCCGATCCGTCACGACGTGATGCTTCAAGCGGAGACGTACATTCGCGCCATCTGCGAGGGCTACGTGGACGGCCAAACGAGCATTGATTACGGATGCACCGTGGGCGTCACGGCGGTCTTTGATTACACCTTCGCAAACCTCTGCTTCGACGCGTTCCAAGGCACCAGCATCACCACGATGCCGACCGCGGAAACCGACGCGCTTGGACCTGACGACGTGCGCGAGGACTCGCCTATAGGTTATGGGCCATTGCCGACGGTGCGCCTCGCCGCGGAGACGTGGAACCAATTCGCAAAGGCCGTCAACAAACTGACCCGCGTGCGCGTGTCGCTGCCGTTCCAGTTTGAGACGCAGCCATACGACGAAACCAACGACCCGAAATATGTTGGAGCCGTTGCGGCATTCGATGGGAGCGCGTCCGATTGTTCCACGTCGGGACTCGGCGGGTGGCGCGCACAGTTCGCGGGCGGTGGCGTTTCACCTACGACGATGACAAGCACTTGGGGGGCTGCGAGCACGATGCAGGGGAGCAACCAGGTCAATTTCGCGTCCGGATTCGCGTGCTCTGCGTCCGGCGCTGGCCCGCTCTATCTAGTCGAGAACACCGTCCACGAAGACGAGTACCGTTTCGAGCTGGTGGACCCCGACGCCATCGAGGCGATCCCCGAGACGTGGCGCGACATGCTCAACACCAACGGGGAAATGGTCTGGCGTCGGCAGTATCAGGAGCAGCGCGAGGAGCACACTGTGGTTCCGTATGCGGACGGTACACTCTGCGCAGGGTTGCAAGGTTGGGAGGTCTCTGGCGGGTCAGCTTGGAGGCTGGACGCGTACGGGCCGAACAACGTTACGTGCGAACTCCTGCCGAACACGGGGCGCACAAAGATCCCGGAGATTGGGACCGCGGTCTTGTACGGCTCTCGAAATGGAGCGTCGAATTGCTCCACCCCGATCATCATCACGGACACGTACGAACCCGTCGTGTCTGACGCGATTATCCTGCGCGTTCCGTTTGAGGATGAGGTGGAGTAGAATTGTGTAGACAAATGAGCGGCATGCGGTAGGTTGTCGGCATGACGAACGACGATCGCGCTCCGAATGTTTCTTCTCAAGCTAGCCTGAAGTTGGATCTTCTCTGCAATCCAAACCACGAGGCCTACGAAGTTATCAGCGCTCGGCTGTCTGGAAGCTGGATCCCGCGAGGCTGCGGCAACAAAGCGCGCAAGCGAGCCAGCGAGAGGTTCAATGCTGTAATTGCCAAGCGCGGAATCGCCCGCGCAACAGCGCGTGATATGCGTGTAAACCGCTACGCTGTCACCGGGAAATAACAGGGCTGCACATGAGCAAGCGCAAGCAGATCAAGGTCACCATCAAGCGCAACATCTGGGGAAACCTGTACGCGTACTTCGGCAGGCGTCGCATCAAGATGTTTGGTGACAGTGATTTTGACGCCAGAATCTGGGCTGAATCCGTCACCAGCAAAGGCCACAAGGTCACCGCATACTTGCAGTCATGAAAGTCGTGGAGCTTGGAAAAGCTGAGTGCGACAGGCTGGTTTCAGCCCGTCACTACTCGAAAACACCGTCGATTTTCTGGCGTGGGTTCGGCCTTGTGATTGGTGGGTGGATTGAAGGCTGCGTTGTCTACGGCCAGCCAAGCCCCGCAATCCAGAAGCACGCATTCAAGGATCGGGATTGGAAGTTCTTTGAGCTTTCCCGCTTGGTGATTCAGACCAGCGAAAGGAACGCGGCATCCTTCCTTGTGGGTGGAAGTCTTCGCATGCTGGAAACGCCCTGCGCGGTTGTGAGCTACGCCGACACAGCGCATGGGCATGCTGGCATCGTGTATCAGGCAACCAACTGGATTTACACGGGCAGCACCGTTTCCCATGACGTGCTGTACATTGTGAACGGAAAGCCAACGCATCCGATGACGTTGCGTGACAACGGCATTACAGCGCCAATGAAGTGGGCGAAGGAGAACGGGATTGAAACCGTCAGGCCAAAAGAGAAGCACCGATATTTCAAGCTCTGTGGAAACCGCGCACAGGTCAGGCGCATGGCTTCCGCGCTTGCTTACGCAGGGGTTAAGCCATACCCAAAGCTACCGAAGTCAACGTATGAAAACGGAGAAAGGATTGCCATTGCCTACCAAGAAACGCTCTTCTGAAACCCGAGGCCGCAAAGCCGCGCACAACCAAGGGCGCAAGGCAAACTCCGCGCTCAACATGCGCGTGCCTGGAGAGTTTCTTGCGGAGTGGAAACGCAAGGCGAAGGCGCGCAAGATGCCGCTTTCGGCGTGGGTTGTGCATAAGCTCAACTCGTGACGGAATTGTGTAGACAAATGAAATGCACGGGAGCATTGTCAGCACATGACGAACGAGACGAACAAAATCAAGGCGCTGTTGAAGATCAAAACCGACAACTACGAGCGCATGGGTAATCCGCACCCGGAAGTTGCGGCTCAGTACGCGGTTGAGGGAATCCTCCACCTGTACAAGGGACAGCCTCAGTTCCTCCCCCAACTGCTGGACGAGGAGATCGAGGACGCGTTGAAAGCCGGCCGCGCCCTTTGAAGCCAATCGCTCCGACCTTGGCCGTAATGCTGAATGGAATCCAATCCCGGCTTGAAACGCCCTGTCACCTTCCGAGGCAAGGTCACCGGCGCAAAGGTGGCCCCACCACCGCGCAGAAACGCCCCTACGCGCTCGCAATGCGAGGGGTGCGAGTGGTTCCACGGTGCGCGGTCTAAATGCGTTCACCCGAAGAATGGGCGTCCGTGCAATCCAGCGAGGGTTGAGCCGTGGGTGTGGGGGATGGCTTGCCCGGTGTCGTAGGGATCCCGCCGCGCCGTGAGGCCGATTACCGTTCTTCTGGAGCCAACCACGTGCCGATTCACTACGGCAGTCTTTGACGATGGCACGGCTCGGCTTTCTGCGCGGTGGGAAATTGAATGCTGCCGTCCCGGCTGATGGTCAACTCGGGCCTGAGTTGGATCAGTAACCCCGGCGCGCCGGCAGCAAAAGAACGCCGCGCAATCTGCCCACCCCGTTCCCTCTTGTCAACAGCGTTTCCCCATGGCAACGTCCGCCCATGGCTGAAACGGAAAAGCGGATTGCAACAATGCGGAAGGCGATGAAGAAGGCGAAGCTGGGCAGTAACGAGCTAGCTAGGCGCGCAGGCGTCGCAAAAAGCACGGTTTCACGCATTCTGAACGGCGAGCGTTCGCCGTCCGCGAAGATTTTGTTCGCACTGGAAGCCGTTGCGCTGCGCGCGGTTGCGGTGGTGTGTGAAAAATAGGCGTTGCCAGATGGGAACGCTTGCGGCAAGGTGAGCACGTCAACGAAACGCAGAACGAAAGAGAACACCATGAGCAAGTACACGATCGGTTTTAACCACACCTCTTCCAAGCCGGCATCCAGTCTGGATGAAGCGAAGCGGATCGTCCGCATTGAGGCGCGGGTCCAGAAGCGGTTTGGAGCGTCTCCTCGGCTTCGATGCGTTGATGGTTGCGACGGAATCTACATCTACACGTCCGCCGCCGCTGCAAAGGCTGACGCAGACGGCACCCGCGCTTTTGCTGTCATTTCAAAGCTCTGATTTCCCTGTTGCCAATCGTCAAATCACCAACCCATGAACACACTGAAAACCCTTAAATCCCGCGCCGCCGAGGCGTGGGCAAAGGACGATGGCCAGGCGACCGTGGAGACCGCGGCTGATGCTGTAGTGCGTCAGTCCGTGCGGGACGGCACTGTGTCCCGCGGAAACGAGGCTGCCGCCCGCTCGGTGGTGGTGGCATATCTGCGGAGCGGGAAGGTCTCCCGCCCCACGCCGAAGCCGGTCGTTAAGCTGGCAGGTCCAGCCGTGCCGCCCGAAAAGGCCGCACTGGTCGCCGCAGCCGCAGCGGAGATCGAGGCCTTGGGTGGAGTGGCAACGGTGGTTGTTAGCCGTCGCGGAAACGTGGCAGTCACCAGCAACCTGGGGCACGACGAGTGCCGCGTCCGATGGTCGGATGAGTGGGGTCCGCAGTGGATGGCGCACGGCGGAGGGCACAAGTCCGCTGCTGCCGCCTTGGCGGAAAGCTTGGCGCAGTCGGCAACAATCGAGGAGCGCAAGCGCGCAGAGGCTGCGCTCTCCGCTGAGTCCGACGCCCGCGCCGCAGCTCTGGCAGCGCGGCATGAGCTTGGCCAGCGGCTGGCAGAGGTGGCCCGCGCAGGACATCCGCTGCTGTCCAGCACGGGCACGGGTGTCTACCTGGGAAACGTGCTGATTGCGGTCAGAGGGGTGACGTACTCCGGAGGATCCGGACAAGTGGACGGCAAGGACTACGCCGCATGGGGCGTGTCTGACGAAGCTAGACCCACCGGCGAGTACCACGTGGCAGACGAAAACGCAGTTGAGGTATTGCGCGCAGCTGGCGTAAATGCCTGATTTCCCTGTTGCCAATCGTCAACGCTTCGACAATATCCACCCATGCACATCCCCCTCTACACTGGACCCGCGGCACAGGCCGCACGGCGCGCCCTTGGCTGGCGTCGCATTGCCCTGCGAGCCGTTAACCCGTCCACCGTCTCCGCTGACTTATTCGAGTCGGCTAATCAATTTCGGCTGGCCCGGTCGCTGGCGGAGGGCGGGCGATGAACAAAAGGAAGCGCAACCGCGCCCGCCATTACTGGACAGATGGCGAGCAGAACATTTGGGCCACGCACCAACGCCGCTGGCGTTCCGCGGCATACAAGTCTCGCCGCGCTATTCGCCGCGGCAAGCACACGGAGGGTGGACGATGAACGATTACATCCTTACCGCATGGGGCGTCGGCGCAATCGCTACGCTGTCCGTCGGCGCAATGGCCGCCGAACTCTGGCGCAGTCGCGAGTTATGGCGAAACCAAGCCGAGGAAGAACGCCGCCGCGCGGCAATCCTTCACATAGAGGTCCTGAGCCTCCGCGAAGAACTCGCAAGGAGGACCAAGTGAATTTTGCCGGCACCACCAAAGATACGGCGGTACGTCATGGGTCCGCGGGATCGTCTGCCCGCGATGCGCTGGGTGGTGCCGGCTCCGATCAATGGGAGTCCTCGGCGGAGCAACACGCGGGTCCGAGGAGTAACATCACAGCCCCGAAGCTGCGCGGCTCGGCCCACCCCTCAATTGGGCGGCATGGTAGCGCGGATCTCCATGGTGCTCCCGCCAATTTCAGCGGCTCGACAGGGGCGCACCGTGGAGGGGCGCGAACAGGGCGGACTGATCCACTCTCGGTCGCCGGGGACTGTTTACCCCATCGACCGTGAAACCGACCCGCGTCCGGTCTTCTGAGGGGACAGGCTGGGCGCGGGTCACATTTTCCAGAGCAACCAACCAAGCAATATCCATGTTCACGATTCTCATCATCACCGCCGCCGCCTGCATGATCGCAGGCATCCGAATCAGCAGGGCCAGCATCCCGACGGAGGACTCCGTTTTGCTCGACCTGAACCGCCGCAGGGGCATGGGCCTTGCGGCAACGCTCAACCTTTCACGCGCCGTCAGGCGCATCCGATAGACAACAACGACAGGACACGCATGACACCAGAGACAACGAGAAAAACCCAGGGCGCGGAAGCGTCCGCAACAACCGCAATCGCGGTTCGGCCATCGCTTACGAGCCAGATGGCCGCGCAGTATGGAGTGGAGCCCACCAAGTTCCTTCAAACGATGAAGGCGACCGTGATGCCGAAGCGCCAAGGTGGCGAGGCGGTGCCGGTATCAGACGAGGACCTCATGGCCTTCTGCATGGTTGCTCACGAGTACGGGCTGAACCCGTTTCTGAAGGAAATCCACGCATTCCCGAATAAGTCTGGCGGCATCACGCCGATGGTTGGCGTGGACGGCTGGGCGAAGCTGATGAACCGCAGGCCGGAGTTCGACGGCATCCAATTTGAGGCGAACGACGAGAATGGAAAGCCGCACAGCGTCACGGCTCACATCTACATCAAGGGGCGGTCTCGCCCTGTGTCGGTGACTGAGTACTACTCCGAGTGTCAGCGCGGCACGGAGCCGTGGCGTCAGATGCCCCGCCGCATGCTGCGTCACAAGGCTCTGATTCAGGCCGTCAGGGTGGCGTTCGGTTTCGCCGGCATCCACGATGAGGACGAGGCCGTCGACATCGCAGAGACGCCCGTGCGGAAGGTTCGCGACGTGACCCCAAAGCAGCCGCTGTTTGCCGCGCCTGCCGCGCCCGCTCCGCAGGTCCAGGACGCACCGCAGGATGAGCCGCAGGAGGAGCAGCAGGGCGCAGCGGACAACGCGCAGGATCCGCAACCCGCGACTGAACCCACGCTTACAACCGAACTGGACGTAAAGCGCCAGAAGATCGAGAGGGCATTCATCGCCGCCGGCCTGAACTTCGACAACCTCGTCGCTTTCCTCGCAAGCCGTGGGCAGGACGTGGCCGAGACCTCGTTCGGGGAGCTTCCGGAGGCCGTGTGCAACCGCCTGATCCGCGCTCTCGACTCGTTCGTGAAGCAGGCGAAGGCGCTGAAGGAAGGAGGCGCGTCGTGAGAAGCGATCTTCCGGCAATCGTAACCTCTGCGTGGCATCAGGAGGACTTCATTGCAGCCTTCGGCAATGCCTCCCGCGGTGCCCACGGCATCAACGTCGAAAACGGATGGTGGGGCGACCGCGACATGGTGATGACCAGCGGAATGCCGAACGCTGTTCCAATCGTCGTCACCGGATGCCTTGGGCTCGTCGGAACCGAGGTGTCCGAAGCCATTGAGGCCGTCCGAAAGCAGCCGCAGGAGGCTTGGGGTGACGCCGCTACCAAGGACACGCTCGTCCGCGAATTGGCCGGAACCGTCGTCCGCTGCATGGACCTTGCCGAGCGGTTCGACCTGCCTCTAGCCGAGGCAATCGTGGAGGAGATCAAGGCAAACGCGGAGCGCGGGTTCCGTCATGGAGGGAAGGCGGCATGAGCAAGCAACCAATGATCTGGAAGCCATGCCCAACTGGAGGCGGAGCCATCGTCTGCGAGACGAAGTTCAGCGAAAGATGGTCCGACCCGCAAAACGTGGAGAGCTACGGCGGCTATCTGGTCGCCGAATCAGTCCCGCCAGAGGCAATGCCGCTGATCCTGAGGGCGCCGCAACTGGAGGCGGAGAACAGGGAGTTGGCGGAGGTGTTGGATTCGCTGACACTGGTAGTTGGATTAACACCACTCGCCGGCAACAAGGAGGCAATGCAAGAGGCGATGAATGCCGCCCGCGCAGTCCTCGCCAAACACAATGGGGCCGCATGATCCAACTCCCCACCATCGAGGAAGGCGTACACCGCGACATCCTTCCCGGCCGCTACCACGGGATCAAATGGGCCGCCTCCGCCTCGCAGCTTCGCGAGCTGCACGGCAAGACCCCGGCGCACCTATACCACCGGCTCCAGAACCCAAAGCCGCCGACGTGGGAGATGATCCTAGGCACGCTTGTCCACCACCGGATCCTAGAGCCCGCGAAACCTTTCCCGGCAATCAGCGTGATCCCGGAGACGTACCCGATCCCGGACGACTCCACGACGG